CAATTCCCCAGCCTCTGGCTGACAAGCTCGATTTGCACTTGTACAGCGAGTTAGAAGAGCGCATCCCGACTGGGGCGTACAAAGAGTTTTTCAGTAACTTGCTCGTGCAGTACTTTGAGGCGCTGAAAACACCCTGCAAACACTGTAATGGCACTGGTGTTAAGGGGATTATGTGATGGCACAACACCCACACAAAGCAATCATCGACGCTTGGACTGCGGACACGTCGATTGAGATTGAGTTTTATGAGCCTTCGCTAAGTAAATGGTTTCCATCAGACTTGAGGGCATTAACTGCGGAAGCGTACGCTGAGCAGAAGTTCCGCATCAAACCCAAAACACGCAGCATCACAGTTGACGGCGTGCTGTACGAATGGCCGGAGCCTATGCGTGTTGCGCCTGAATTCGGGACTGCGTATTGGGTTATCTCCACATACCAAAATAGGGTTTACGGGGTTTCATGGACAAACTGCGACTATGACAAAGAAGCAATGAAGATTGGCTTCATGCAAGCAACAAAAGAAGGCGCAGAAGCACACCGTCGTGCGTTGATTGCAGTCAGTGGAGGGGCTTTTGAATGACCATCGACACAACAAAACAACGTGATCTTGCAGAGCCAGATTACTGCTACAGCACCGACGAAGAATTGTTCAACCATGAGTCAATGGGCGACTTGATCGACGAGATCAAGTGCAATGACGAAGACCCAGTTGGAAGGACTTACTGGCGCGGTGAAAAGAAAGAGCTTACACACAGCGAGTGCATCGACGTTGACTCATTCTTGGAGCAGTGTGACGAGTGTGGCTATGAAGAAATTGGCGATGTCTACGACAACTGCTTTACGGATGTCAGCGATGAAGAAAAGAAAGAGCTTCACGATCTCATTATTGAGTGGGCAAAGAATAGGGTGAACATTCGATTCTGGAAAGTCATCAACGTGCAAGAGTTAAAGATCACCGAAGAGGATTTGAAATGAAACACACAGAACTGATTGAACGACTGCGGGAAGGTTTCAGGCATGGTGATAGTGCAAACGTCTTGCAAGCCGCCAATGCCATTGAATCGCTGCAAGCGGAAGTTGAACGGCTGACTCTGGCTTGCAACAAAGCTGCACAAGCTGAACTCGACTTGCTTGCAGAGCGTGACGCATTGAAGCTGGATGCGGAGCGACTTCAAAGAGTCACACTTGTTCTTAGCGAAGGGTGGACTTCGTTGCCGCCGCGCTTAGCAAACCAGATTAACGAAGCTATGAAAGGCACAGCAGTATGAGCCTTTATCGAAAAAAACCAGTAGTGATCGAAGCCCTGCAATGGGATGGCACTTACGACAGCTACGACAAATTACATGCACGATGGCCCAATCTAGAAAACGCAAGTTTGACACACCGACCACATGAGCGAACTATTCAATATTGGTCAATCAGGACTTTGGAAGGTCAGCACATAGTTAGTAAAGGCGACTACATCATCAAAGGTGTGAAGGGTGAGTTCTACCCATGCAAGCCTGATATTTTTGAAATGACCTACGAGGAGGAGCATGACCAAACTACCTAAGCCAGCAATTGAAACAACGGCATTCAGCCGCGACTCAAGCACTCAGCCCTACTACACCGCAGAGCAAATGCTCCAGTTTCGGCGTGATGCGTTGGAGGAATGTGTGCAGGTTTGTTATACGGTTAAAGAGTGGGCTTGGGACCACTCGTCACCGCCCAGTCAATACGAAACAACTGCAAGTCAAGCAATAGATTGCGCCCAAAAAATTAAGGAGTTATTGAAATGAAACACACAGAACTGATTGAACGACTGCGCGGGGTAGTGCAAAAGCTGCGCCGCACATCAATGCCAATCGCTGACGTTGCGCCCATGGTCAACGAAGCTGCCGATGCCATTGAAGCGTTGGAAGCCCAAATGCTCCAGTTCCGGCGAGATGCGTTGGGGGAGGCTGAAGCATTGTGTAGGTCACTCGCAACAACGGACTGTATCGACTCGAACATTACGCGCCATGAGTGCGCTAATGCCATACAAAAGCTAAAGGACGAAAAATGAAAATCTACATCGCAGGCCCAATGACAGGCCACCCTGAATGGAACTTCCCAGCCTTTACCCGAGCTGCACATACCCTGCGCGCCCTCGGCTATGAAGTTGCAAGCCCACACGAACTGTTCACCCACACAGACCGTCCATGGGCTTTCTACATGAAAGCTGCGCTAATCACAATGCTAACTTGCGACGCGATCTTCATGCTCGACGGCTGGGAAAACAGCCGCGGTGCCAGCATCGAGCAGCAACTGGCGTCAGAACTTGATTACCACACCCTCTTCGAAAACGAAGGCTATCCCATCCACAAGGAGTTTAACCCACTATGTCAGGCCCAATGCAATCCCCACACCCCAACTTAACCGAGACTTTGGCCGAACGCGGCAGTCGCTATGGGACCTTCATCGGCCACGCAACTGTCACGCAAGACCTGAAGTTACTGATCAAAGAACACCTGGACTCTCGCGGCAAGATTTTGCCTGCAGACCAGCAAGAAACCTTGGACATGATCTGCCACAAAATTGGCAGAATCGTAAACGGTGACAACAATTACGACGACAGCTGGGTAGACATTGCAGGCTATGCCCAACTTATTTCTGACCGCCTGCGGGGAATCACACGATGAAACACGACAGCTATATTGAACTCAACAGCGAACAGTCTACCGCGGTCAGCCGCCTCTTGGACTTCATCGAAGACCCGGACCCAATCAGCCCGTTCTTCACTTTTGCTGGATACGCTGGGACTGGCAAAACCTTTTGTATGCGGGAAGTTGTCGCACGAACTGCAGGCAGTCACACCAACTTCGCCTACACTGCACCGACTAACAAAGCAGCCAAAGTGCTGAAGCAAGTCACCGGAAGTGCTGGGACAATCTACAGTCTCCTGGGCTTGCGCATCGACAAGACTGGTGAACTCAAGCAAGTCATTGCTGGCAAACCTCCGGAAGGTCTCGAAGACCTTGACTGCATCTTCGTCGATGAAGGCTCGATGGTCAACAAAAACTTGCTGAAGGAACTCCGTGCAAATGCCGAGAAGTTCAAGTTCAAAGTTGTGTTCATGGGCGACCCTGCACAGCTACCGCCAGTGGGCGAAATCCACAGCCCGATCTGGGACTTGGGCATCGGTGCTTCGCTGACCCAGGTAATGCGCCATGACAACCAGATTCTTGAACTGGTAACTGAAATCCGCAGTGTCATTGACAGCCCGGCACCCTGCATCAACATCAAGTCCAACCACAGCAACTCTGACGGCGTATGGAAACTTACAAAATCAGCCTTCAAAGAGTCAATCTTCAAGGCTGTACAAGCGGGCGAGTTTGCGGACGGGAACCAGTCCAAAGTAATTGCGTGGCGAAATGTCCGTGTGGCAGAGTACAATGCGCTTATCCGAAATGCCTTGTATGGCGTGGAGTCGCAAGCAACCCCTTGGATGGTCGGGGAACGCATTGTAGCAGCAGCTCCGTGCGAACGCAATGACGAAATGCTGATGACAACGGATGAAGAAGCTGTTGTCGAAAGCGTTATCAACTGCAAGCACCCCATGGAGCCAAAGTACCAGGCAATTGAACTCAAGGTCACGACCGAAGTCGGCAAAGTTGCCCGTTTGCTGGTCCTGCACCCGGCATCGCAAGCCCAGTTCGACGCCGACTGCCAGCAACTGGCGCACATGGCAGCCACAACACCGAAGCTGTGGAAAAAGTTCTGGGACCTCAAGGACCTCTTCCATGACATCCGGTACGCCTACGCAATCACTGCCCATCGCAGTCAAGGCTCAACTTACGAAAATGTGTGGGTTGACTATCAGGACATTTTGCTAAACCGCACACGCCGGGAAGCTTTCCAGTGCCTGTACGTTGCCTGCAGCCGACCAACCACTCGATTAATCTTGGCATAAAACAGTTGACTACTGCATTGCATTGATTATAATTCGTTTCATGCCCCTATTATTATTTATTAATACGGGCATGAAACTCAACCAAGGAACCATTATGCACTTCACTTCCCCCAACCCCCCTGCCCGTTCTAACTTGCTTTTGGCCGCTATCCTGGGACTTGTCGGCGGCACAGTCCCGACTGCTATTACTGGCTTGCCCAAAACCCGCAGCACTCCCAGCCTGTCCAAGCGCCTGTCCAACACCAAGCGCACTTTTGACCAGTGGGCACACAACATGGTGACTTCCAGCCCTTACGACATCAGCTACTGGAACGCTCAAGTCAAGCGCCGCAACCAAAAGTTCGCCAAAAAGAAAGGCTTGGCATAAAATGTCCCAAGTAATCACCAGCCAGATTCAGCTCTGGCGCCAGAAAGCCGCTGACGGCACAATCACAACTGAAGAAATGCGCGAAGCAATTGCTGCCATTCGCAAAGAACGTGTCGGCGCAAGCGAAAAGTCCGCAGTCAGCCGGGCGAAGGCAGCTCCCAAAGCCGCCATCAATGCTGACGATGTTCTTGCAAAGTTCTCCCTTTAATCAATCCCCTGCTGAAGGCCTTAGTCATGTCAAAACATATCATCAAGGGTTTCATTACCCACACCACATACCCCTGGTCAGGCTCCGTTGCGCCGCAAATCGGCTTTGCGGCCATGAACACTGACACAGAAACCTACCCCCACAACGAATACACTGTCGGCGTAGCTGCTCACAGCTTCGAAGTTGACATCCCAGACAACTTCAACCCCGCACCACTCAAAATTGCTGGCCTGCGTGACAAAATCCAGAATTGCAAACTGGCCGCTTTTGAAGAGTGCTCCAAAATGGAAGAAGAAATCCAAAAACTCTTGTGCATCAGCTATGAAGCGCCAGCCGCTGACACCGTGTTTGAAGAAGTCCCTCAAGAAGCCATTGACCTCAACACCAACACAACTGGAGACTTCGAAGATGTCCCAGCCTAGTCAACGCCCCATGTTCCCACACACAGTGGACAGCACTATCCTGGCTTCCTTCCGTGCCTGTCCACAGAAAGCTTTCAGGCAATACTTTGAACACTGGAAACCAAAAGAAACCTCCGTCCACTTGGTCGCAGGGGGTGCATTCGCGTCTGGAATCGAGGCTGCTAGAAATAGCTTCTACGTCGGAGGCAAGTCGGCCAGTGATGCCGAAGGTGATGGTCTGGCATCCCTCATCCAGCATTATGGCGACTTTCAGTGTCCAAGTGACAGTCCAAAATCACTCGACAGAATGTGTGGAGCACTGGAGTTTTACTTTGACGAATATCCGCTTGGTGCGGATGGGGCTGAGCCAATCACTCTCGCCTCAGGTCGAAAGGGAATTGAGTTCAGCTTTGCCGAGCCACTTCCTATTCTGCATCCGGTTACGGGGGACCCGATTCTTTACACCGGACGCAGCGACATGATTGCGCACCGCGCAGGGGGAATCTATGTCTATGACGAAAAGACAACTTCAAGCCTGGGTGCATCTTGGGGGCGTCAGTGGGAAATGCGTTCGCAGTTTACCGGCTATTGCTGGGCAGCGTCCAAACAGGGCATCAAGACGAACGGCGCTATTGTGCGCGGCGTCAGTATCCTTAAAACTAAGTACGACACGTTGGAAGTACCGACCTATCGTTCGGAGTACGAAATTGAACGCTGGGAGGGGCAGGTGGTCCGCGACATTCAGTCGATGATTCGCATGTGGAATGACGGTTACTGGGACTACAACCTCGATGGTGCCTGCACTGACTACGGCGGCTGTGTGTTTGTCCGCGTGTGCAAGTCCAGCGACCCCGAAACTTGGCTCCCAATGTACTTTGAAAAGAAGGTCTGGGACCC